AAAACACAGGAGTTCTTAAATATTGGCAAGATAAAACTTTAGTTGGATTTGCATTTACTGCAGGAGTTGCACAAAATACTTCACCAATTTATGGTTTAAATTTAAATGACTTTACAAATGCTCCTGGAACTGGAGGAAGTCTTACTATTAATGGTGGTTCAACAAATTTATCAATTGATACCAACTTTGGCACTCCTTCTAATCCAGGTATAACAACCTCAATAAATAATAAAACATATTACCTTGGACAATCTTTTATTGGTGGTATTTCTAATCCAGAAGTTAAAAAATATTCTGGAAACGTAATTTATGTTGATAATAGACCTTCAATTACAAGGTCATCAAATCAAAAAGAAGATATCAAAGTTATTTTGCAATTTTAAAGAATCATGCCACAGGAAACCAATCTCAATGTCTCTCCTTATTTTGACGATTTTGATGCTAATAAAGACTTTTATAAAGTTTTATTCAAACCAGGATATCCCATTCAGGCAAGAGAATTAACTACACTACAGTCAATTCTCCAAAATCAAGTTGAGCAATTTGGAAATAATATTTTTAAGGAAGGTTCTCCTGTTATTGATGGACAATTAACTGTTGATATTCCATTTCCAGCAATTCAAGTTGAGTCTCAATTTAATGGTGCTCCAATATTACCATATTTTGGATTGCTTTTAGGAAAAAAAATTAGAGGTGCCAATAGTAATGTTGTTGCAGAAGTTAGAAATATTTTAACAAATACAGATTCTGTAAATAATAATTTTACTCTTTATTTAAGATATCTTCAGAGTGGTGGGGATAACTTTACAACACAAACATTTTTTGATGGAGAAACTTTATTACTTGAAGAACCGTTAACTTATGGAAGATTTACAATTCAATCTGGACAAGGAGTATGTAATACTATTTCTACAAATGCATCTGCATATGGATCTTCGGCAAGAATTAAAGAAGGTATTTATTTTATCAGAGGATATTTTGCACAAGTAAAAGAACAATCAATTTATCTTGATCAATATTCAATTACTCCATCATACAAAATTGGATTAGAGATATCTGAAAGAGTTATCACTGCAGATGAAGATGAAAGTTTATTTGATAATGCACAAGCATTTTCAAATTATGCGGCACCAGGTGCAGATAGATTTCAAATTAATTTAGTATTATCCAAAAAATCATTAACAGATAATAACACTGAAAATTTTGTAGAACTTCTTCGTGTAGTAAATGGTGTTATACAATTTGCAACAACAAAAACTCAATATAGTTTAATTCGTGATGAATTGGCACGAAGAACTTCCGATCAATCTGGAGATTTTTATGTAAAACCATTCACACTTTTTGTTAGAGATAGTTTAAATGATAGAATTTCAAGTCCAACTGGAGTTTATTATGATGGACAATCTACTGTAAATGGAATTTTTCCATCAGAAAACTTGATGGTTTATGAAATTGGTCCAGGTAAGGCATATGTAAATGGATATGATGTTGAAACTATTTCTCCAACTCTTTTAGATATAAGTAAAGCGAGAGATACTAAAACACTTTCCAATCAAGTTATTCAATACAATGCAGGAACATTGGCAGTAGTAAACAATGCTTATGGTTCAGCAACAATTGGACTTGGAACTACAGCAGTAGTAAGTTTGATGGATTCTAGAATTGGATCTTCAAAGCATATTGCAGCAGGTACAACAATTGGATATGCAAGAGTTTATGATTTTATTCCAGAAAGTAATTATGTTGATCAAACAAGTAGATTAAATTTAAGACTTTTTGATATTCAAACATTTACTCAAATTGGACTTACAACATCAATTACACTAACTACTCCAGCTTTTATTAAAGGAAAAAGAAGTCGTGCAAATGGTTATTTGCAATCAAATGTTTCATCAAGTAACTTATTAACTCTTTATAGTGTATCTGGAAAATTTTTAGAAAATGAGCAAATTATTATCAATGAAATTGATGATGGACGATTAATCAAATCGGTCAAAGATTATTCAATTGCAGATATAAATTCAGTATACTCTAAAGTTGGTGTTTCAACATTTAATGCTGATTTAGTTTTAGATAAAAAATCTTATATTGCTAAGCAAGCAACTCAATTTAACATTACTGCAGCATCAGGTGGAATTAGCACAATTTCTTCTGGATTAGGAACTAATTTTGTCAATAAAATTGTTCCGGGAGATATTATTTCATATTCTAATCCATCTCTTGGCGGAAATATAGTTTATAATAAAGTTCAGACGGTAAGTGCTGGTGGAACAAACTTTACAATTTCTGCAGTTACAGATGTTATTGGAGTTTGTGTCGGAAATCTTCCAACATCAAATTCAACAGTAACTGATATAATCAAATTATCATCAGATTTAATTTCTGAAGATTCGACATTATTAACACAATTAAATAAACCAAATGTTGAATCATTAGATTTAACTAAAAACCAACTCACACAAAGAAGATTTTTTGCAAATCAATCTTATTCTGGAAATTCAATTACAATTGTTATTACAGAACCTGATATCTATTTTGAGTCTTTTGATGAAGATAGATTTGTAATTACATATTCGGATGGTTCCATAGAACCTATGAGAAGTGATAAATATAACCTCGATACTACAGGAAAACAACTTACATTTAATGGATTAAGTAAAAATGGTAGTGGAACGGCAGATGTTATTGCCACTATTAAGAATCTTAAACCAAATTCAAAAATTAAAAAATTAAACAAAGCAAGTACTTTAGTTGTAAATTATTCAAAGTATGCTTCATCTGGAATTGGCACAACCACACTAAATGATGGACTAACATATAGTCAAGTTTATGGGGTTAGAGTTCAAGATCAAGAAATATGTTTAAATGTTCCCGATGTAACCAGAGTTCTTGGCGTATTTGAATCTTCAAATACCTCAGATCCATTATTGCCAAAATTAAAATTAAGTTCTTTTAATGGCCCAACAAATAATAACCAAGATTTTATTATTGGTGAACAAATTTTAGGAAAAGATTCTGGAGCAATAGGAATTATTATCAATAAAATAGATACTGATACAATTGAATATGTTTCTTTAAATGCTTCAATATTTGCAAATAATGAAACAATACAAGGAAAAGAATCGAATGTAGAAGCATCTATTACGTCAAAAATTTTAGGTAGCAATAACATCATAGAACAGTTTGATTTTGATGATGGACAAAGAGGATCTTTTTATGATTATTCTAGAATTATTAGAAAAAAAAGTTCTTATGAACCAAAAGGAAAATTAAAAATAGTTTTTTATAATTATACAATTGATCCAACTGATACTGGAGAATTTATTACTGCCAATAGTTATCCACAAGATGCATATAAACTTGATATTCCAGAATATGGTGGTACACGATTAACGGATCTTATTGATATTAGACCAAGAGTATCTCCATATACATTATCTTCAAAATCTCCTTTTGAATTTGGATCAAGAAATTTTGCAAATGATGGACAATATTCAAAATATAGTCTTGCTCCTGATGAAAATATTATAACCACATATTCATATTACCTTCCAAGAATTGATAGAGTATTTTTAAATCAAGATGGAACTTTTGAAGTTGTTAGTGGAATTTCTGATGATATGCCACAACCACCATCTTTAAAGTATAATTCTTTAGATATTGCTACAATTTTTATTCCTCCTTATGTTTTTGATGTTAAAGATGTACTTGTTTCAATGTCAAAACATAAGAGATATCGTATGTCAGATATTTCTTTACTTGAGGATCGTATTCAAAGGGTTGAGGAATTTACTTCTTTAACTGCGTTGGAAAATAAAACTCAAAACTTTAATATTAAAGATGCTGAAACCGGTCTTGATAGATTTAAATGTGGATTTTTTGCAGATACTTTTGTAAATTATGACTATATTGATTTAAATAATTCTAGTTTTAGATCTGCAATTGAAAAAAATACTGGAACATTAAGACCACTTCATTATTCAACACATTTAGATTTGCAATTAGGATCTGAAATTCTTTCAGGTATAGGAAATGCATATGATCCAAATGCGGATCAAAGTTATGTGACCGATTTGGGATCTCCTGGGGTTCAAAAAACAGGAGATTTAATTACTCTTAGTTATAATGAAGTTGTATTTGATCAACAACTTCTTGCTACTAGAACTGAAAATATTACCGCATTTTTGGTTGCATTTTGGGAAGGGTCTATTGAACTTAATCCTGCAATTGATAATTGGTATGATGAAAAATCAATTACAACAACTTCTTTCAAAGAAATAAAAACAAATGTAACTCGTCCAGATATTAATAGTACGATAACTAATGATTCTACAATAACATTGAATGATCCTGTAGTAAATACTCCAACATCAAATACACAGACTGGATTAACTCCAACCGTCATTGATTCTCCTCCACAACCTCCGTCACAACCACAATCTCTTCCAATATATACACCACCAGCACCACCACAACCCGCACCTCCACAACCCGCACCACCACAACCAGCTTCGGCGCCAAAACCACCACAACCAGCGGCGGCGCCAAAACCACCACAACCAGCAGCACCTAAATCAGTACCATCTAAATCAGTACCACCTGGACATCCAGGCGGTTTACCACCTAGACCACCTTGGTTCCTGCTTTTTCCTCTAATAAAAGCATTTTTGCGTAAGTAGACCAAGTAAGATAATATAGAATAGAGAAACAAGTTCAAAAGAACAAGTAAAAATTAACAGACATATTAGAGATTATGGAAAAATTTTCCAAATTCTCTTTAAAATATTCTTAAATATTTTTATTTTAAGATTAATTACAAAAGTGAAAAAAATACTAATGATAACAAAAAAATTATTTCTATAACTAAATAACTAATAAAAGTGTAAAAAATAATGCCAACATCAATAATAACTACTACTGATAAATCTTCTGCATATACTCCAGAATTTATCAAATCAGTTGATACTACTTCAGATTCGATTTCGCATTATACAAATCCATTAAAGTATATTAGAAGTAGAAATATTTCATTTGATTCTACTAGATTAAAGGCAGTTACTAGATTTTATGCATTTTTGCAAGGAGTTGATGTAAACAAATACATTATTCCAAAACTTCTTGAAGTTACTATGGTTTCCGGTAAATTTCAAACAGGAGAAACAGTAACAAGTGATCCACATTTTACTTCAGCAAAAATTAGTTTTAGACTTTGCAGTCCAAATCATAAAATAGGTCCATATAATTCTCCTATAGAAACTTTTTCACTGTTACCATATAATCAACAACCACCTCCAACTGATTACAGCGAATCATCTACATTTTTAAATGTTGATGTAAGATCTCTTGAACTTCCATCAGAAGTAAATTTTTATGGAAATATTGCGCCAAATATGACCTTGATTGGAAAAACTTCAGGTGCAGTTGCAAGAATTTCAAATATTAGATTAATTTCTGATAATTTTGGTAGATTAATAGGATCTTTGTTTATCCCAGATCCTAACGTCTCAGAAAATCCAATGTGGATAAATGGAGAAAATACTTTTACACTTACAGATGCTTCAACTTTAGCAATTTCTCCTGATGCAGCAGATGTTGGAGGAACTCTAATTAATCAAAGTAATGCAACTGCAGTTTTTACTTCTTCCGGAATTTTAAATATATCAGAAACAAATATTTTAACTACAAGAAATACTACAATTTATTCTGGCTATAATACAAATACAACCACTATTACAAATACATCGATTAATTATTCAACTAACCCACCACCGCCCCCTATCATCAACAATATCACCAATATCAACAATATCACCAATAATATTAATCCAACACCAACACCAACACCGACGCCAACTCCAGGACCAGGACCAACTCCGACTCCAGGACCAGGACCAACTCCGACTCCAGGACCAGGACCAACTCCGACTCCAGGACCAGGACCAACTCCGACTCCAGGACCAATAAATCTTGGAACCATCAATCTTAATTATGGTGTGAATTTTGTTGATACTTATGCAGTTAATTCATTAAGATCATTATGGGCTTCTCAAGGTGCATCAGATGCAGATTTGAAGACAATTAAAGAAGGAATGAGTCTTGCCAAATATAAAGAAATTGCAGCTAAAGTAGAAATTGCGTTTGCAAATAATGGATATGATATTAAGTTTAACCCACTAGGAACACAAACTGGTGAATTTGCCGGACCACAGGCTGGACCAAGAACAATTGAAACCACACAAAATTTTGTTAATAATTTTGACAATGTTTTAAAAATAGTATCAGAAGGAAAACCTTTAAGCAATTTTGCACAAAAAAATGTTACATCTATTCAAAATCAAGTAACAAAATCAACAAATGCTTTAAATGTAAAAATACAAGCAGCAGCAGATAAGCAAACAGTAGCGGCTGCAGGAGGTGCAAAAGTATTTATTGCAAATGCACAAGCAGATGCATATACAACTGCCGTACAAGCAGCAATTGCTTCAGGAGCATCTGCCAAAGCAGCAACTGCTGCTGGAAATGTAGCTGCGACATCTGCTGGCAAATCTGCACGTCAAACTGTAGCATCTGCTGCTAAATGTGGCAAAAAAGATCCACTTGCACAATCTTTCTTTGTTTTAGAAGATACTGGAATATTTGTAACTTCAGTAGAAGTATATTTTGAAACTAAATCTGAAAATGTTCCAGTAACTTTACAACTTCGTCCATTAATTGCAGGTGTACCAAGTGATGTAGTAATACCTTTTTCAGAAGTTACACTAAATCCTGATCAAATTAATTTAAGTACTACTGGATCGGTTTCAACTAAATTTACCTTCAAATCTCCCGTTTATCTTTCTGGACCACAACAACAAAATGTAACTCAAAGACCAAATGATCAAAATACTCAAGGCGAATATGCAATAGTTCTTCTTTCAGATAGCACTGATTATAGAGTATTTATTTCAAGAATGAATGAAAATGACCTTCAAAGTGGTGTTAAAGTTTCAAGACAACCATCTTTAGGAAGTCTCTTTAAATCACAAAATGGAGATACATGGACTCCATCGCAATATGATGATTTAAAATATACAATTAATAGAGCAGATTTTGTAAATCAAGGTCTCGTAAGATTCTTTAATCCAAAATTTGGATTAGGAAATGGCAAATTAACTGTAACTGGACCAAACCAATTCCTTCCACTTTCTAAGAAAATTTTAGTAGGACTTGGATCTACGGGATATGATAAAACTAATGTTGTTCCTGGAGTTACTTTATCTCAAGGAAATGCAACAGGAACACTTATTGGTATTGCAGGAAGTATTACTATAGGAACTGGCGTTACCGTTACTAATGCAGGTTTTGGTTATACTGATGGTACATTTAATAATATTTCTCTAATTACAGAAACTGGATATGGTCAAGGAGCAACTGCAAATATTGTTGTTTCATCAAATACAATTAATAGTGTAACTATTACTTCTGCTGGATTTGGATATCAAGTTGGCGATTCTTTACTTGTTCCTGATTTAGGCAAAAATGTTGGTTTTGGTGGTAAAGTAGTCGTAAATTCTCTTGGATCCAACAACGCTTTTGTAATTGATGATGTTCAAGGAAAATTTGTTGCAGGAATTACAACTATAAGTTATACAAAATCTACAGGAATAACAACTTTTGTTGGTCCTGGTGTAACTATTTCAAATATAACTGCAGATCAATATTATGATGGATTACATATGAAAGTTTCTCATATAAATCATGGAATGCATTCACCAACAAATTATGTAAAAATAAGTGAAATGCGTCCAATGAATAATGATACTAATACATCTCTTAGTAATATTTTAAGTGCATCAGAAACCACAGCAATTTCTGTTATTTCTGGAATTGGATTTACTAATTTTGAAGGTGCTGCAGTAAGTGCATCAAATCCAGGTTATATAATTATTGGGCATGAGGTTATTCAATATACTGGAGTATCTGGAAATAATCTTATAACTCTTACAAGAGGAATTGATGGAACTCAAGCACAATCATATTCATCAGGAATTCCTGTTTATAAGTACGAATTTAATGGAATATCATTAAGAAGAATTAATAAAACACACAATTTTGCCGAAGTAGATACAACTAATCATCCTATTGATCTTAATAGTTATCATATTAAAATTGATATGGACGGAACTGATTTTGAGGGAGTTGGAATTGGTTCCAATAGATCAGATGATTTATACTTTAAGAAAACAATTCAAACTGGAGAATCCGGTACTGTTCTTACAAATAATATTCAATACGAATCAATTCAACCATCAGTTAGAAGTATTATTTTAGCAAAAACAAATATTGATGCTCAAATCAGAACATTTAGTGGTACAAGTGTTGGTGGAGATGAAGTATCATTTAATGACAATGGATTTCAAAATATTTCATTAAATGAAACAACGGATTTTCTTACTCCAAATATAGTTTGCTCAGATATTAATGAAAGTAGATTTAATTTAGATTCTCCTGGAAATAAGTCTTTAACTATGTCATTTCTTATGTCAACATTAGATTCAAGAGTTTCTCCTGTTATTGATCAAACTGGAGTTTCTGTAACACTACTTTCTAACTTGATTAACGATCCTGTTGGCATTCAAACTGCATCAACATATGCTCTTGATGATAGTGTTAGAAGTCTTTATAATGACAAACATAGTTCAATCTATGTTTCCAAACAAATTAGATTAAAACTTCCTGCTAACTCTTTAAAGGTTCTTCTTTCTGCAAGTAGAAATTATACCAATGATATTAGAGTTCTTTATAGATTGTTTAGAGATGATTCTTCTAATATTTCTCAAAATTATGAATTATTCCCAGGATATTCCAACTATCAAATTGATGGCAATGGAATTAAGAGGGTTATTGATCCTTCAATGAATGATGGATCCGCAGATTCTTTTGTAATCCAAAGTGATGATCGATCATTCAACGATTACGAATATTCTGTAGACGATCTTCCTGACTTTAATGCGTTCTCAATTAAAATTATTATGGCAGGCACTAATCAAGCAACTCCACCTCTAGTTCAAGATTTAAGAGCAATTGCAACCGTCAAACCAAGAATCTGATAGATGAATTATATCAAAGTAAAGGATAAAGATTATCTTGAGAGAGATTGTCATTCAAATGGAATTGTAAGTACAGATGTTGAAGGTTATGAACAATATATTCAAAATTATAGAAGAAAATATAATGAAACTCAAAGAATTAAAAATCTTGAGAGCGACGTAAATGAAATGAAAAGTGATTTGAATGAAATTAAAAATTTACTTAGGAGTTTATTAAATGGATCCGACTAGTATTACATTAGAAGATATTAATAAAATGTTTGAATATGAAAAGATTGCAAGAGATATAGATAGTATAGATGATATTGAAACTATCAGAGATTTTGCAAAAGCATATGTTAGATTATATTTGAAACAACAAGAAGTAGTATCTAAACTCTAATGGCACAACCATCTACAAGACAAGGACTTATTGATTATTGCAAAAGAAAACTGGGTG